GTCACGTAGTTCAACTGGGAGAGAGATTGCGTGACCGAATGCGTTGTCACCAATCATGATTGATTCGTAAACTTCAGCACCGTTACCAGTTGCTGATGTTAGGTAACCCTTTTCTGCAGTGAAATCTGCAGACTCTGGGTTTCCACCTGAACCTGGGGCTGTGTTAGCCTTAACAGGAACGCTGTACTGATCTGCTGGAACACCAACAGATGTTGAAGTTGTGTAAGCAGCGTTAACTGCCAACTTCTTAACCTGTGTTGTTTCGATGAATACTACGTCGTATAGACGACCAATTTCACCGAGCATGAAGTTACCTGGAGCAGCGTACTTTGTAACTTCGATGAACTCTGGGTTCGAACGAATGTCACGTGACTGCTTTGGGTGTACGAACTGTACATATGTCTCACCTAAGCGAGGGATGTTCTTACCAGCAAGGGTAAGAGCAGCATCCTTTACAGCACCTGTTGACAACTTGTAGTTACCATCTAGGTCTGAAATCTGTGTTGCTACTGTACCTTCGTTGTACCAGTCATTAACACCTTGTACAGATGAGCGGTCGTAACCGAACACTGCTGATGTTGCTGCTGATAGTGTGTTGCGAGCCTGTACATCTAGGTACTGCGCCATGTGGCGACCTAGAAGACGTGATGCTGACGCCATAACGTCATCGAATGATGCGTTAAGAAGTAGTTCAGAAACTGCTACTGCGTAGCCGTGTTCTGCAACTGTGATTGCGATCTGCTCTGCTGTTAGAGCGTTGGTTGTCATACGAACACCTTCAGTTAGAGGTGTTGGATCGATACCAAAGTTCTTGTAACGGAGGAAGTTAACGCGGAGACCAGGTGCTACACCTAGTTCTGTCTTCTTAACTGCGAATTGCTCGAAGCGAAGAATTGGCATTGCCTGGAACAAGATTTCCTTGGACCAGATTGTTTGAATTGCTTGATTCAAAGATGAGTTTGAACCTGAGTACGCTGTAGGCGCTCCTGCGAGTTGCCCAGTACCTGTAATTGCACTTGCCATTTAGGTCAAGTCCTTTCTTAATTGGTTAGTTGGAAGGGATTACTGATCGAACAGTCCCTGACCACGATTGCTGGCGGCAGTGCCAAGTAACTTGGCTCTTTGTTTCGCATAGTCGGCCATTGTCATGTCCCGAATTGCATCGGGTGTATACGATTGTTGTGACGAGTCATTATCGAGGGGTCCTGAGGCAGGTGCGGTAATTCGAGTACCTGCCATTTGTTGCTTCGCAGATTGCATTGCTGCTTGTGCAGATTGCAAAATACTTGAAGACTTATCTTTGAGAGTAGCGATGCTGCTCTCAACTTCATCGGGAGTATTACCTTGAATCAGATCAATCAGTTCAGGAACGATATTGTCCCGCTCTTGTTCCAAACGATTCTGACGGTAATTCATTAGTTCTTGGAACCTGCGCTCTTGCTCTAGTAGAGCAAATGCACGTTCTCTTTCAAGACGTTCGTTCTCTAATTGAGAACTAAATTCTTGCTCCTTCTTTGCGAGGAGTTCTTTGAACGATAGGTTGTCTTCTTCTTCTTGCTTGCGTTTTGCCTCTGCGTCTTTTTCAAGAACGAGTCGAAGGTTTTCACGCTCAGCCTCTTTGGCTGCGGCATCTTCTGCACGAGCCTTGGCTGCTGCAAGTTCTTCTTTCATCTTTTCCATTTGAGGATACAACTTTGCTTTTTCTTGCTCACGAGCCTTAGCAATGTCATCTGCGGTATACACAGAACTCACCTCATTCTGAAAAACTTCTTGTGCTGTAACTGCTTCCGCAAGTTGCGGAGACAATAAGTCAGCAGTTTCTACTTGGTTTTCCATAGTAATCACCTATATTTTCTGGGTCTTTGTCCGAATGCCTTGCGGCGTGCCACTGGGTTTTATTACGAGATAATTGCATTACATTTCATTACAAAAATCTCGGTATACTCTGATTTTTTATCAGAATCTTCTATTCCTTATCAACCGATCTGCGCTGTGGGATTTTAGTTCCGTAGGCATCGGTGACAAGTTTGTTACGCAGTTCTGCTTCAGCCTGGACTTCAATTCCCTTAGTCTCTTGGCTTGCAGGGTTCTGCGGGTTGGCTGGGTCCTGTGGTCCCATCATTCCATCACCCATGATGTCGCCATCGCCTAGTTGCATTGGCTGCATCGGGATAGCGGAGTTGCCATCAGGTCCTGGCATCATGCCAGTCATGTCCATGATCTGCTTCTGGATCTGGATCTTCACAAGTTGTAGAGCGCCATCAGCCTCAGCATCAGTAATAAGTTCTTGACGAATCTCCTGCAACTTCTCCTCTGGGAATTCCTCACCAAGAGTACGAAGAGCACCTTCCTTAGACTCAAGACCCATACCCAACTTAGTCTGAATTTCGTTGAGTGCAATCAACTTGTCAAGAGGAAGTGGCTGTGGGAAGTGAGCGTAGTTCATGTACGAAATAGGATCATTAGGATCAAGTTGTGATAATTGACCAGGCTTAATTGGTCCATCAAAATCTGGGTTGTACAACATAGTCTCTGGCTCTTTGAGATAGAGAGTACGAAGTGCTAATTCATTAATTCTTTCAATACCTTTGCCATATTGGGATACTTTTTGTGAGTAGCGATTCATCAATGGCTGATACTGAATAGAAAGTGCAACACCTGAAGTATTAGAGATTGCTTGAACTTGCCCCAGTGCGGTTTCTGGGATATTCATAAGTTCATGCATTGAGCGCTTTAGAAGTTCGAGATACTTCAAAGCACCATCAATACCTTGAGCGCCGCCTTCAAGATTGAAGACTTGAGCATCTTTTGGAAGACCGCCCCAAACCTTCTTAGCACCCTTTTCCAAGTTAGAGGCTTTAGCACCCACGATCACCGTTACAGGTGATGCGTGGTAGTTAATGATGTCAGCGACATCAGTGCTAATTTCGTTATATGCACGGTTGATAGTGATGATGTCGTGTGCGTCCGAGAGACCCCACGGCGATCCTGAAACAGGAACATTAGGTATGTGTACCACTGGAATTAATCCAAGTGGATTTGGACGAGAGTCAATTAACTCATCGTTGACGTACTCTTCAATAATGTCGTCAGTCAAAATTTCAGTGTAGGTAAACACTTGACGTGTACCTTCTAATGAAGTTCCCCAGAAACGATACTTCTGCTTAAAGCGCAATAGGCGTGTGCGATCGTGTGGGTGAAACTCAGGGAAACAGAAAGATGAGTTCATTGGTAGTAGACGAACACGGCCAGGATGGAAGTGTCCAGCAGAATCTGTCCATGGCTCTTCGTATGCGACTTTAACAAAGACGTCACCAGTGATGCCGCCTTGCTGTCCCATCTCAAGTAGGATACGCATTTTGTCGTTGTCTACTTCCCAAATTCGCTCTAAGCGATCTGGAACAATTGCTTCTGTTGCTTTAGGTGAACGGAAATGTATGCCGTTACCAAATGTAAATCGTGAAAGGTAATCATCAAATGCACGGTAGTAGTTGACGGCGATTTGCATTTCGCCTTGCTCACGTCGGTAACCCCAGTGATGACCTAGGTACATTGCCCAGTTAAGTGAATAACGATTGAGGCGTGGACCGTGTACTTCAAATTCTTCGTCAGCAAGTTCTACCAAACCAAGTGGTGAGATAGAGATTGTTAAATCGCTAGAGGCTGCTCTATACGACGGAGGACTAAAGTCAAGAAACGACATTACTTATTCTTATCTTTCTTAACGGTTTTTTTCTCTTCCAAATGCTTAGACTTTTCTTTATCTTCTTTTTTCTTAGCCATTGCAATTTTACGTGTTGCTTCAGTGGTCTCAATAAATTGCCCACCGCTTTGGATGTACTTCTTGTGCACCCATGCTGATGCACCTGGATTTGGGTATGACGAGTACTTCGCACGAGCCATAGCAACAATAGTTGCATACAACTTTGGGTTTGCTGGTTTCTTCATATCTCCTCCAAGGATAGCCTAACCACCCTCACACTAGTGCAAGGGTGGGTCGGCGTACTTATTAAACTATTAGTCGTTTACGACTGTTGGTGACATACGCTGAGTGCGGCCACCTGAACGAACTGCAGTCTCAATCTGAGCGCCTGAGTAATCGTTCATTGTTCCATGTGCAAACTCACCAAGATATGTTGGTGCTTCTACCCATGATGCAGAGCCCACGTGTGCACGCTCTGAAAGAGTTTCAGCAGCAGTCTTCTGCCACACTGGTGCGTTACGGTTTGGACGGCCAGGTGCTGTTGCAGAACCTGACATCATTCCTGTTTGGAAATCTGCTGGCACATCTGTGTCAGTTGCGATTCCTTCTTCAAAGCGTAGAGGTCCACGGCGAGTTGCGTTATCTGCGCCCTTCATTTCGTAGACTTGAGGTGCACGCTCTGGAAAGCGAGGTGCTGGTGAGATTGTCATATTTACTCCTTAAGGATGTATTGGAAAGGCCTTTTCCTAGACATAGTTTCCACCTTTTTAGGCTTGCTATGTTGTTCAACTAGAAAAAAGGATTACTTGATGCAACAACTTCTGGCATGACCAAATCCTTAGTTAAGGAGCAGGCAATAGACAGAGAGTCCACAAAGTCATCGTGTGCGTAAGATTCGTCGGGGGCGGCCACTAAAAAGTTAGGTCCTTTGTACTGCACTTCAGCATCAACCATTTGTTGGTAAAACCGCTTCCAAGTACGAAGTCTGCGAGTTTTTGCGTGGGCTGGCCATGCAAGCATCTTGCGTTGAATAAGGGCTTGAAGATGCTTCCAACGACCAGACTGCTCACTAGGGCTAGAAGTTAAGGACATGACCTCTGCTCTAGGGATCAACAACTTAAGTCGCTGTGCTACCGCGTCACCCACACCGTTGGCGTCAACACCGATAGCAAGGACGTCGTAGTTACTGAGAAAGTTTACGATCTGGAAGTATTGCTCTTCCCAATCGTCTCCCTGCATCTCTAACCAATTAAGGACTCTATGATCAAAATAACCAAACTCATCAGGACGATCCCAATCAACCCAAACCACAGTAACGACTGTAGAGTCAGTTTTACGAGCAGGGTCGATGCCGACAACGACTGGGGTTTTATGCCATACCTTAACCAGTTCCTGAGAAGTGTCCCCCAAGTCGTCCATAATGTTCGAAGTAACAAACATGCCTCGCTCAAGAAGCCATTTGCAGTTGTACGACATTTGAAATTCATCTGATTCCTCACCAATACGTAGCATTTCTTTTCGAATAAACTTTTCATAGTTATCGTTAAACTTTGCAACATCTTTCCAGTCCCATTGAAAATGGTTCTGTCTATTACCACGAGTCGTTTGACGACGTCGGTTCATCTGTATTGCTTTGTAGAAGTTGTTCTTACTTGTTGTAGGTGTTCCAGTCTTGACCATTGTCCCTGCATAGTACGCAAGCATTGGAGAGATTGACTTTGATACCACAAAGTCATCTGCTTCTTGGCACTCGTCAATAACAATAAGATGGAAAGACTTAGACTCAATCTTTGCACGAGGGTT